CTTTGAGAAGCACAGCTCTGTAAAACCTTCGTTTTATTTCATCAGGTGGTTATCTCGCATTTTGAGATAGCCACCTCTTCTATATTCCACTACGAGCGTTGCACTTTTGCTTCTTTTCCACGACTCCACAATATAGTAAGACAAGAAGGATCAGTCTATATTCCAATAGGCAGAAGGATCTCCATCAAAAATAGTATCTATTTCATCATCGCTATATCCCATAGCATCTTGCGCATAAGTCCCACGATATTTCTCATAGGTTGGAGGCTCTTCCCAATATCTTTCGTTCCGCTGGCGCTCATATTCCTCCCACGACCATCTTCTATGTTTCTCCTTTTCTATTCTCATATCTTCCTCTATTTTGAAAGCTTCAAATTCCTGTTTGCGTTTTGCATAATAGTTCAACAAATCCTTTGTAAAGACGAATGAGGGACACATATAACGCATTTGCTCCATCACTCGTGGCGCAACAAAGAAAATATCTCCACTGACGTTTTCCAACAGCCAAATCAAATAGGACGGGTGGTACATCACGACATCAAGAAAGGCATAATACCTATATTTATGGCCGGAATGAGCACCTCGAGACTCTGTTTCTGCTTGAGGAAGGTAGCCATCTGCTGGGCACCACTCAACTGCACCTCGTCGCCGATGACGCCGAGTTCCTGCTGCGCGGCACACAGTTCTTTGACGCTTTGTATCTCCGCGTCGGTACTTCCCATGCGCTGTCGCATGATGGTGTCGAGCTGTGTTTCTGCCACCAGCTGTACCTGGTATGCCTGTGTAAGGTCGCAGAGCACCCCCTGGAGTTGTGCGATGGAGTTTTGAAGTGCGTCCACGGCCTGTGCCGCCTGTGCCCATGTGATGACACTTTGTTTGGCTTTTTCTGCCTCTTCCTGCACCTCGGACAGTGCCTTCCCCACCTCTTTTGCGTCGGCGGTGACTTTCCTCACGCCTCCGTCGCTATTGATTTTGATGGTAAAACTGACCTCTTTTGTCATGATTTCTATTTTTTTTCTTATATTTGCAGCATCTTCAAACTTTGAACTTTGAACTTTGAACTTTATGTTAGCAAGCGTCAACTTACAGCCCCTTCACAACCTGATAGCGGAGCACCCGATAGCCTGTGTGCTTACGGTTGCGTTTTGCCTTGTGGTGATCATCGCAGGTCTTTTGTTCTGCTATGGTGTCATCAAGGCTAAATAAGCGGGCTATTTCAGTCCTGCCTTCCGCTTTTCCTCCCTGTACCTGCGCATGATTTCCTGTCTGTCGGGTATGTCTTGCTTTTGTTTTTCCTGTTTTTCATCCCATGGAAACTCCATGATGTCACTTGGGCTTAACCTTTGTTTTGCCCATGGCTGCAAGGTACACAGGCAGCTCATGCGCAAGCGTTCCCACTGGTCGCGCTCTACCGCCATGCGCCTGTCGTTCCATGCGTCCCATGCCGCCCTGAACTCAGAAGGGGTGCATCGGCAGAAGTCGTTCATCCCCATGCCCATGCACCCCAACGCGATTCCGAGCAGTTGCTCAACATCAGCCTGCGTTACGTCTTGTTGGTCGTTTTTTTTTCATCCATGGAACTGATTTGCCGGTTCCACTGTGTGAGCATGTCGGGCGTGATGGTGTTGCAGAAGGTTTCGAAATCGAGTGGGAACTCTTGTCCCGCTGCCTGTGCAGAGCATTTGAGGCAACACCACATGAGCATGAGCAGGTCTTCGAGGTTTTCTTGTTTGAGCTGGCTTACATCCTTTCCTGTCTCTCGCTTGAACAGCAGGAATGCCCCCATTACCAGATAACAGGGGTAAGCCTTTCCGTTGATGAGAATCTTCATGCGCCAGTTCCTCCCGCCTTTGACGAAGCCACAGACCCAGACTCGCTAAGTCCTGCCGCTACCTTTGCGACCTTTCCGCAGTTCTCCAGCTGTACGCTGTACTTGGCATCGTCACCGGCCTGCCCGTCGAGTTCGAGCGATGTGATGATGTATTTTCCGCTATACCCTCCGCTGGTTTTTCCAGTTCGCTTGTCGCCATCGCGTAATCCGTAGGAGGCGTCGATGGGTTCGCCAGCGAGCTGTTTTTCCTTGAGCTGATCGTAGGTGGGTGTGCTACTGTCGCCGTCGGTGAGCACACATCCCTCTGCGGAGATGCTCTCTGAGAAGCTCTTTACATATTTCTCCTTCCACTTGCCACTTGCAGCCTCTTTTGTGACGCGCTCACCTGTCTCGGTGGTGGTGGTTACCTTGCATCCAGTGGAAAATCCCAGGGCGCTGCCACCCACGCTAAGGATGAGGTTTGTTCCGTCTAAAACACTTTTTGCCATATCTTTCTTATTAAATTGGTTAATACTATGCCGGCCGCCACCCCGACGATGAAGGCGATGAATGTAATTTTGAGACCGGGGGCTTCGCGCTCCTTTGCCGTTTCCTTCAACTCGCTGTTTGCCCTGTTTGCCTCATTGAGTTGCCGTTTCAACGTGATGATGCTCTTTGAGTAATTTGCGGCTACCAGTAGCAGTGAGTCGCATTGTGCCTCAATGATGATTTGCTCAGGCTCATTCGCCGTTGCCGGTTTCCTTTGGAGTTTGACGGCCGCCTGTTTTTCCCTTGCCGTGTACGCCGCTGACGGTGGCAGAGATCTGATGCTGTCGAGTGTCAGCCTGAGACAGGCTGTTGCCATGGGAACCCTCACTGGCTTCTGCCATGTTTGGGTGACCGTCTCCGTGAGGCTGTCCCTTTGCAAGCGTAGGCTTTCCTCGTGCAGGCTTTGGCGTGTCACTGTCTTGGTCGAGCGACAGCTCCACACTGACAGGGCAAGTAGTGCGATGAGGACATATCTGAATAGCCTCGATGGCCCGTGAGAGGCGGTTGAGCGCCCGTCGCATCTTGTCGCCATCGGTGCGAAGATTCTCAATTTTGTCATAGTTGGTTTCGTTTTGCTGTTGCAGACTGATGAGCTCACGGCTCACCATGTCGTACATCTGCTTGTAGGTATCCTCTATCTTTTTTTTCTCCTCGACGGTTCTGAGGCGTCGGTTGGCGATCCAGGCAATGGCGGCTCCGATACCGCCCGATGGGATTGCCCATTGCAGGATTTGAAATATCGTGTCTCCCATTGCTCTGTGTTATGAATGCTGATTGAACGTTTGCCGTATGCCTATCTCGGCTATCCACTGGCCCACGTCGAACGAGGGGCATTGCTTAGCGGGGTTGAGGTCGTGGTGTCCTACGATGCGTATCTGCGGGAACCGGCTGTGGAACTCGAGGACGTATCGCTTGAGCGCCTCGCACTGTGCCAGCGTGCGGGTGTCCTTAGGGTGCATGTGGCTGTCGCATCCGCCCACATACACGATGTGCCGGCTCACGCTGTTGTACCCTGCCGCACCATTGGTAATCTCCCAGTTGTCTACACGGTCGTCTTCGTTGTTGGGCGCCAGCCGCTCGATGGTGCCGTCAAGATGAATGAGGTCAGTGTAGCCCACGTGTTTCCACCCCCTGCCTGCCGGGGGTGGCGCGGTGTGCCATCGGCGTATCTCAGCCGCAGACACCTCGCGCCCCTCCGGCGTGGCGGTGCAATGGATGACGAGATATTTCATCGGCTTGCTCATCATGCGGTTTCTTTATAGCCACTTGCCATTACCACGCCCGCATCAGTCTTTTTAGGCATGCAGATGAAATAATGGCGGAAGTTGATCTTGTTACGCTGGTATTCGGGGTCGGTGGAAGCCTCGCTGTAATACATCTTTGTGGACCCTGTGGCCTTGAACACGCGTGGCGTGTAGAAGGCGAAGGAACACTGGAACTCTCCCTTCTCGGCCTTTGCGCCAAGTGATTTCTTGACGCCAGCCTGCGTATAGAGCGGCGTGTTGGCATACTCGAAGATGTCGAACCCGTAGAGCTTGCCTACCTTACCGGTTCCGCGGTCGATGTTGTACTGCTCGCGGAAGTTCTGGCTGGCGAGCAGCAGGTCGTTGACGTGGTCGGGGCAGAGCACAAGACGGCGGTTTTCTGCTGGCACCTTGATCTTGTCCAACGCACGCTTCATGGCCACAAGGTCTTGAGGTGTCAGGCGCAGTCGGCCCGTTTCAGCATCGCGCTCTCCGGTGGTGGTGAGCACGGGCGTGGTGGCGCTGTTTTTCTGAGCGCAGAGCGCATGGGCGGCTTTTGTAAATTTAGCGTCATTCAGCGCGTTGCCGTGACTTTCTTTCACCCGTGCCATCTTGTTGTAGCTGACGGCATATAGTTCGTCGTCGGTGATAGGTGTGACTTTTGTCTGGAACTTGTCGAGCTTGATGGCAATGTCTTTGTCGTCCAAGGCCTGCAGTGGTATGGGATAGGTGGTGTTGTTGACCAGCACGTCAGGGTCGACTCCTACGTCGACGAGGTGAATGACGTCGTTGTTGGTGATGGTACTCTGGTCTGGCACGCCGTCGAGCCATGAGCCTTCAAGGCCTCTGCGCAGGGCTTTCACCAGCTCGCCGGTCCATATCTCTGTAAATACTCCTGCGCGGAGTGCGCCTTTTGGCATGGCACCCACCATGGCAGCCACCAAGTTGAGGGTGAACGCGCCCACCATGGCAGGCAAGCCAAGCATTTGAGCAATGACGGCACCTACTATCGCATTGAATAGCAGTGCGAGAACTGTTTTCATGAGTCTGTTCATTTTTTTTATAGTTTTGGTATGAATTGTTTTGTTTATATCTGGCACTCAATGCCATACTCAGCCTTGTACAGGCGTTTGTATTCCTCGGGATTTTCTGAGCGCAAGGTGGCAAGCTGGCTGGCCGGCACCTGGCTGAGTTTCGTAATCTCCTGCTTGCTGTCAGTAGCACCGCCCTGATGTCCCAAGACGGAGGACAGGCGTACGGCAGGGTGCAGCACACGGAGCGTCTTCTCCAGCTCTTCCGCGCCAATCTTCTTGCCCAGCTCCACAAACTGGTCTTTGTTGTTTAACTCAATGCGTTTGTCGGCGATGGCTTGCTCGACAAGGTTGTTGATTCTCGCCAAAGTGAGCTTCTCTTTTTCCTGAAGCAGAGACGCGTTCTGTTCCTTGACGGCATTCAACTCGGCAATCTTGGCGGAGATTTCAGCCTCGGTTGCCGTTTCCGGCAGCCCCAAATTCAGGGCGATGGTCTTGTTTTCCATTTCTTCTGTTTTTTGTTTGTTAATATTATTCAAAAGCGGCAGCGGGCAATCTCCGTCCCTGCCGAGGGTTATTCTTTTTCCGTCTTTATGAAGCACGAGGGCATCATCATTGGCACCGACATCAGCGACGCTTACCTCAAATAGCTTGCTCTTGGTGATGGTGGGACGTGTCTGCCCTTGGACAAGCATGCTCGCATCCTCGCTTGTTTCCAATATTTCCAAACCGGCGCTCACCATTCTTAGACTTCCGAACTCGAACTGTTTTTTGCAACGTTGGCTCAATTCAGAAGCACAGTCAAACATCAGTTCACCGGTTACCTCATTGTTCTCCACCTTCAAGTCTTTCACATAACCTACCACGTTGCCGCGTTCGTGCATATAGAGAAGTACAGGGTTACGGTTGTACTGCGCCACGTCCATGCCGCTCGTCAGCACTCTGAACCCGTAGCTGTTCAGGCTGTCATTAGATATTCTTACACGTTTTCCCATTTGCGTTTCATATTCAATTTTGACTGCAATATTACGTCATAAATCATTGACTACCAAAAAAGTATGAAACCACTACACGCTTCTATGAAGTGACTGCACCGTTTTTTTGAAACCTCAATAAAATAAGGCAATTTTGCATGGTAAAGCAACAAACCGATTTATGACAAAAGCAGAAACAGAAAAGAAAAAATCCCTTGCACGCTCTCTCTACCTTGCTGGGATGGAGCAGAACGAGATAGCGGAGAAAGTAGAGGTGTCAAGGGTTACCATATCCAAGTGGTGCAATGCGGATGGTTGGAAAGAGGCGCGGGCGGCAAAGAACGTAACACGACCGGAACTGGTCAACAAGCTGTTGCTCACTATCGACAAACTCATTACAGAAGTGAACGAGTCGGAAGACCCCTCGCTCATAGCCGGCATAGGCGACAAGCTCGCCAAACTGTCCTCCGTCATCGAGAAGCTCGACAAGAAGGCCAATGTCGTGGATGCGATAGAGGTCTTCATGGCATTCTCCAAGTGGCTGGAGTACCGCGCCACCATCGACCCCTCTGTAACGCCGGAACTCATCAAAACCATCAATAAATTTCAGGATATGTATCTCACCGAACAGATGGGAATAAAATAGATATTTTTTTTAGTTGACGAGTTGACAAGTTCACAAGTTCACGAGCTGTTAGTTCAGCTAATCACTGGGGAGAGGCTGTAAACTAAATAACTATCAACTTGTCAACTCGTAAACTCGTGAACTGGTAAACTAAAAAACTATGGCAACAGCAGCAGAAAAGAAACTGGCATTCGAACAGTGGAAGGAGCATTGCAAGCGCATCCTGTCGATCACCGACACCACGGCACTTGCCAACGAGACACCTGCCCAAAAAGACAGGCGCAAAGAAAGACTGCTCAGCAACTATGCCGCCTTCTGTGAGTATTATTTCCCGCATTTCCTCACCCTGCGTGACAAGACGACGGGAGAGGTGGTTCGTACGGTACACAATGCACCGTTCCACAACCAAGCCGCACGCAAGGTAATGGGAACTCCTAACCTCAAGGCGGTGTTCATGTGGCCCAGAGGACACGCCAAGTCCACGCACTTTGACATCTTCATGCCGCTGTGGCTGATGCTGCGTCCCAAGCGGCTCATCAATTTCATGGTCGTGGTGGGCAAATCGCAGGACAGCGCCAACCGGTTGCTTGGAGATATTCAGGCAGAACTGGAATATAATCAGCGCATCATCGCCGACTTCGGGCAGCAGAAGAACCTCGGACTGTGGACGGCAGGTGAGTTCAAGACCTCATCGGGTGTTAAGTTCCTCGCCGTTGGCCGTGGCCAGTCGCCGCGCGGACTGCGTGAGCGTGAGGCACGTCCTGACTACATTGTCATCGATGACCTTGACGATGACGAGCTCTGCCGTAACGAGAAGCGTGTGCACGACCTCACCGACTGGGTAAAGGAGGCACTATTCGGTGCGCTCGATGTGGGGCGCGGACGTTTCCTCATGGTGGGTAACCTTATATCAAAGACCTCCGTACTGGCCAATATAGCAGCCACGCGCGGCGTATTCGTCTCAAAGGTTCAGGCTGTAGACAAGAACGGGGAGCCGGTATGGAAGGAGAAATGGACCAAGGAAGACGCACAGGAGTACCGCGACTTCGTGGGCTATCGGGCGTGGGAGAAAGAGATGATGCACAACCCCATCGTGGACGGCACCATCTTCCGTGCCGACTGGATAAGATACAAGCCCATGCCCTCGATCCGCAAGTATGATATGCTCGTATGCTATACCGACCCGTCTTTCAAATCAACCACAGCCAACGACTACAAGGCTTCACGGCTGTGGGGCAAGCTCGGAAACGAACTCCATCTCATAGACTGTTATGTACGTCAAGACACGGTCGGGGGGATGGTGCGGTGGCTCTATGACCTCTACGAACGGATGAGGGACAAAGCGGCCATACTCTTCTTTATGGAGGCGAACTTCATGCAGGATGTCATTTTGGACGAGTTCGCCGTGGAGGGTAACCTGCGTGGATACCAGCTGCCTATCATGCCCGACAAACGCAAGAAGCCCGACAAGATACAGCGCATCGAGGCTGTCAGCCCGCTGTGGGAGCGTGGCTTTGTGTTTTATAATGAAAAACTCAAGGATTCACCGGACATGCAGGTAGGCATTGAACAGACGCTTGCCCTTGAGCGTGGCAGCCGCGTGCACGACGATGCGCCGGACGCAGATGAGGGGGCTATTTGGATTCTGCAGCGCAATGCAAGGCAGGAGAGTTTTCAACCGGTGTTCGGAAAAAGACCGACCGCCAAAAACGCATGGTAGTATGATAAAACTGATAAAAGACATCATTTTCGCTTGGAAATACAAGCGTGCAGTCCGGAAGGCCAAAAAGCTGTCGGCTTTGTTCGGAATGAAGTATTATGTGCTCAATATGGGTGGCAGGCTCAAGGTTGTGTCCAAGAAGAACATACGTCACCTCGTGCACACCCACCGTTTCCGTAAGGGGGTCAAGGTAGCGGATATTGAAAAGATAGCATTGTATGTAACCACATAAAAAGGAGGTTCCTATGTTTATCACAGATGAAGATTACAGAGTCGTTATCGGCGAGGCAGCCCTGAAAACGGTATCACAGACCTCTGCCGAAAACCGAGCCAACGCAGAGAGCGAGGCACAGGAGGAGATATCGAGTTATCTTAGGCCTGTCTATGACTGCAAAGCGGTGTTTGCCGCAGATGGCTTCAGTCGCAATAAACTCATCGTCATGTATATGTGTGACATCGCATTGTACCACATGACGGCAGCCTTGCCACAGAAGATGGGAAGCGAGATTAGAAAAGAGCGCTACGAACGCGCCATCAAGTGGCTTGAGGGGGTGCAGAGTGGAAAAATAGTGCCGGATATCCCTGTGGCCATGGATGACAAGGGTGAGCCGGCAGGCATAGGCGTTTTGTTCCATTCCCAAAAGCCATTGAGAAACAACTGGTAAGGAGCCTCCCCCTAACCCCTCCGAAGGAGGGGAGAAATTAGCTGATTACTTTGAACTTTGAACTTTCAACTTTCAACTTTGAACTCGTGAACTCGTAAACTAAAAAGGACTGTCAACTTGTGAACTTGTAAACTTGTTAACTCGTGAACTAAAAATAAAAGAAACCATCATGGATATAAAGAGATTATTCAGCACACTGGGAAGACGACAGGACACGAACGTCATACATACCCCCTACGGAAGTTTCAATCTTGCCAAGGAAGATGACCGTAAACGAATGAGACACGCCGTGATGACGCTACAGCAGACCACCGATGCACTCACCCGTAAGGACATCGCTGACTGGCGCAGGGCATGGCAACTTGCGATTGACATACAGAATCCCAACAGGCAACGGCTGTACGACATCTATCGGGACGCAGAGGTAGACGCACATCTTTCCGGATGCGTGCGGCAGCGGCAGGGCTTTGTCATGGCAAAAACCTTTAAGATCGTCGATTCCAAAGAAAATGAAAACAAAGAGGCACTGCATTACTTCGACCAGTCGTGGTTCAAGCAACTGTGTACGCTGGTGCTCGACTCCGTAGGTTGGGGGCATTCGCTCATTGAACTCGGAGAGGTTGTGCAGGACGGTGACGGGTGCGCCTGCTATAGTGACGTTCGGCTCATACCGCGCAAACATGTCATTCCTGAATATGGACGTGTTGTGAGCGACCTTGGGCAAAACTGGAACACGGGAATAGATTACCGCAAGCCGCCGTTTTCCTATTGGCTCATAGAAGCAGGACAGCCAGACAATCTCGGGTTGTTCTTAAAAGCCACGCAGCACACTATCCCAAAGAAAAACATGCTTGCTTTCTGGGACACCTTCGGCGAGATCTTCGGCATGCCGATGCGCATAGCCAAGACTGCCTCGCGTGATAGCAAGGAGATAGACCGGTTGAACCGCATGCTCATCGAGGCGGGTGCCTCGCAGACCGCCGTCATGCCACTGGACACCGATCTGGAGTTCATCGAATCCACGCGTGGCGATGCGTATAATGTCTATAACCAGCGCATAGACCGTGCAAACTCAGAACTGTCCAAGCTCATCATCGGGCAGACGATGACCATCGAGGACGGCAGCAGTCTCTCGCAAAGTCAGACCCACTTGCAGGTGTTTCAGAACCTTGTGGAAGAGGATGCCGACATGCTCAGGGATGTGATCAACAATCAGCTCTTGCCACGCATGGTAGCGCATGGATTCCCACTCAAGGGTTGCCGCTTCGACTGGGACTACTCCGTTGATTTCACGCCGGAGCAGCAGGTGGCTTACGAAACGATGGTGGCTGACCGCTACGAGGTGGACCCAAGCTATTTCGCTGAAAAGTATTCCATGCCCGTGGGAGAGCGTAGGAACAACATGTCCATGATGGAGATGCAAGACCCAGACGACAAATCCCATACAAACGAGAAAAATGAAACTCGTTCCGATTCCCAAGCGCAGCCGCAAAACACCGACGACCAAAAAGGGAAGAGTGATGGTAAGAAACAACAGCAAAAGAACATACATCATTTTTTCGCCCAGGCCCCGCAGGACGGGGCTCATTTAGACTGGTAGTCAACGACCTCTACTATGGTGACGAAGGAAAGTGCTGCCTCACATCGACCGAAAAGGGCTTTGCAATGTCCGACGAAGTCATCGAACGTGCACTTCACAACATCTACAGGCGAAACTTCAATCCAAAAACCGACATCGAGCCGGCATTCTTCCACGCGTTCGTGTCCACACTCAACACCGCTGCCGACAAGGGAATCAGACAGGCTCAAAGGCCTGAAGACGACTTCCTCAACGCACTACGACACAACACCGCCGTATTCGCAGCGTTCAAGACGCACCGGCTACAGAACGATGTCTCACGGCAGCTCATGGATTCAAACGGCAATCTAAAGCCGTTTGAACGGTGGAAAAACGACGTGCAGGACATTACCTCACACCAGTGCAAGGCATGGCTGCGAACGGAGTACGACACCGCAGTGCTGCGCGCAAGGCAAGCTACCAACTGGCAGCAGTTCCAACGAGAGAAAGATGTGCTTCCAAACCTCGAGTGGATGCCATCCACATCGCCAAACCCGGGAGCAGACCACATGCCTTTCTGGGGGACAATACTGCCCGTTGACCACCCCTTCTGGGAACAGCACAGACCGGGAGACCGATGGAACTGCAAGTGCGACCTAAGATCTACCGACAAATCAGCAACCAACGTGCCTCACGACAGTACGGCAGCCCACGACCCACAGCCCGGACTCGACAACAACCCAGGGAGTACAGCACAAATCTTCGCCAAATCACACCCATATATTAAAAATGCACACCCTGGAGCGAAACAGGCTGTCGAGAAAGCCGTAAGAAAAGAGGAAAGGAAAGAGGAGAAAAAGATAATCAGAAAAGCTATACAAGGGCAAAAGCTCACAAATCGTAACTTTCCACATAAGGTACTCGTCTCAAGGGCTTCTATTGACGAGTGGCTCAACCAGCCGTTCAAGTACATGGAGGAGAAAGCCAGAATGCTCACCGATATTCAGAATATACTCGAAGAGGCAGAATACCTCGGAACTGCGGAAAAACATAAAAAAATGCAGAAGGTGGCGCAGTCCCACATCTTTAAGACGAAAGTAAAGGATATAGATGCCTATATTATTGTTAAGGAATGGGTCGATGGAACGTTCACCTTGCACAGCATCTCTGATGCACAGGACTTTATAAAGCATGTAAAAAGAAAATAGCGAAAGGAGCGCAGCTTGCCGGAACTCCAAATCCGGGGCATTCTCCTAACGCTATTCTCATCGCAAATATAAGTAATAATTTCAAAACAACAAAATAAAATGAAGAAAAATACAAATTTTGTTCACAAGTTCACAAGTTGATTGCCACAATTATGAATTATGAATTAGCAATATGTCACCACAACAATACATTCAGCTCCTACAGCAAGTATGAAAAAAGGCCAGAAAAACTGGCCTAAAAGTGGTGCGCCGCATAAATGCTTAGCCCCTAACCTCTTGCGAGGCTGTTGCAAATATAATCAGTATTTATTAAACGACAAACAAAAATGTCAGGCTTTTCACCTGACATTATCGGAGGTTCCGGCAGGGGGCGAAAGCTATACTTTACGAACTGAAAGAAAAAACGCCAAGCGTGTATAAAGCATTGAATGACGTAAAGCGAAAATATCTGGAATTAAGAGTGTTTTTCTACTTCAAGAATGAAAATATAATAAAAGAAATGTGATAAAAAAAAAGGACGCTAAAAAACGCCCTCGGGTGGTACACGGCTTGCGCCCTGTCCCTAACTTCTTGCGAAGCTGATGCAAATGTACACATTACTTCTCAAACGCCAAACAAAATGAGGAAAAAACAGCAAATACAAATAAAAAAGCACCAACCATGACACCCCAGAAGTTCCTACAGCTCCTACAGCTATATAGCCGCGAGATAGAGCATGCCA